ACACCACAGCAGATTAAGTTCTACAACATACTGAAGAAGCAGATGCTAATTGAGGCTGCTGGAGAAGAAGTATCTGCCGTTAACGCTGCCGTACAAATTAACAAACTTCTGCAAATAGCTGGAGGTGCGGTGTATACGGATACAAACGAAGTCATTGAGTTTGATGTAAGCAGTAGGCTCAATGTGGTGCAAGAAGTAATTGAAGAGTCAAGCCACAAGGTGCTTGTGTTCGTTCCGTTTACGCACACCATACAACTACTTGAAAAGCATTTGCAGAAAAACAACATTACATGCGACGTGATTAACGGCTCGGTTCCTGTGAACAAACGCTCAGATATTGTCAAGCGGTTTCAAGAGCAACCTGAACCAAAAGTATTAATCATTCAACCGAAGGCGGCGTCACACGGGTTAACTCTAACTGCCGCCAACACAATTGTTTGGTATGCTCCATGCACAAGTGTCGAAACGTACTTGCAAGCCAACGCACGTATCGACCGCCCCGGGCAAGTCAACAACATGACTGTCGTACACATTAAGGGTAGCCCCATCGAGGCTAGGATGTACACAATGCTTCAGGGCAACATCGACAACCACCAAAAAGTAATTGATTTGTACAAGCAAGAAATTTCTTCGGAAACTCTTGACAATGTAAAAAGTTAGAGTACACTTGTATTTGTGTGGCAGTAGTGGGTAGCGGGTTAGCGCCGTTACGGAATTGCTTTCTATGTTTTGAAACACACTGCTTTATGTGAACTGCTACTGCCACACACCCAACCATTAGGAGAATCAGATGGACGAAGAAGTCAAGAATAGAATTACCCCTATGGACTTAGCAAAGCTAACGTCTATTTACATCAAGATCAGAGACAAACGTGCCGACAACAAGCGCATGTTTGAAGCTGAAGACAACGACCTTAAAGAGCAGATGGAAGTGTTAGAAGCACAGATGCTCGATATGTGTAAAGAGATGAATGCTGATAGCATTCGCACCCCACACGGCACAATCATTCGCTCGGTAAAGTCACGGTACTGGACGAACGATTGGGATTCAATGTACGACTTCATAGAGGAGCATGGTGCATTTGGCCTGTTAGAGAAGAGACTTCATCAAACAAACATGAAGGATTTCCTCTCTGAGAATCCCACAGTTCTACCACTTGGTCTCAATGTGGAGAATGCTTATACCGTGGTTGTTAGACGTTCTAAGGAAAAATGAAATGAGTGATCTCACTATTCTCAACCAAGACCTCCCCGACTTCCTGCAAACCGCAGGTGTTAGCGAGCTTACAAAACAACTTGCTGGCAAGTCCGGCGTTAAACGCATCGTGCCTAAAAACGGAATCTTCCGTAAGACGGTCGGCGGTGAAGAGATGGGCAAGGTCAAGGGTAACTTGAACGCCATCATTGTTAACGCTTCCCCTGCCGTAGGTCGTATCTTCTATGCAAAAGCATGGAGCCCCGATGCCGAGCCGACTGCGCCCGACTGCTTCTCTAATGATGGTCGTACGCCTGATGAGGGTTCATCGAACAAACAAGCTGAGCGTTGTGATAACTGCACCCAAAACACCAAGGGTTCAGGTATGGGCAACTCCAAAGCTTGCCGCTACTCACGTCGCATTGCGCTCGTGTTAGAAGAAGACTTCGGTACTTCACTCGAGGGCGAAGTGTATCAAATGAACTTGGCATCCAAGTCTTTGTTCGGCGACGGACATGGTGAGAATGCGCACACATTTGAAAACTACTCTAAGTACTTAGCCAACAACGGCAAGAGCTTGGACTACGTTCTTACGCAGATCAGCTTCAATGAAGAGAACGACAATCAATCAGTGTTGTTTACGCCTACGCGCTTCATCAATAAAGGTGAGTACGCTGTGACTAGCGAAGTAGCTAAGAAGCCTGACGTGCTGAAGATGGTAGTTATGACACCATACCAAGCTGACATGGCGGGCAAGCAAGCTAAGCTAGAAGCACCAGCCCCTAAAGCCGCCGCGCCTAAAGTTGAATCCCCAATCGAGGAGCCGACTAAGCGCGAAAAGAAAGCTGACCCTAAACCCACAGTTAAGAAAGACCTTGACTCTGTGGTGAAGGCTTGGAGTGACGAGGATTAATATGCCCTATGGTTACAGCCAAAGCTTGGTGTACGCAAATAAAAAGGCAAGCATTAAGTCTTTGGGTGTGGCCTTGGGTCGTGTTTGTATCCGCGCAAACATCAGCGTTAGCGAAGTTGCAGGGTTCTTCGGGGTGACTCGGATGACTATCTACAATTGGTTCAAGGGGGATTCTGTCCCCTACCATAGCTACGATGAAGCCATTAGCGATTACATAAACCATACCCAAGCCACCATCCAAATAAAGTAAAACATGTCATCTTTCGATCTACTAAATACGGTATTGCCACCGGAAGGGCGCTACTGTGTGATGGGGATTGGTAAGTATCCTGACCAAAATTTTGTAGATACTAAGGAAGAGGTTGAAGAGCTAGCGCAGCAGTTTGTTAAACGCAAAATTGACGTATTCTTTGGATGCGCCAAGTACGGATCGTTAAACAACCGCACCCATGAAAATGCTAAATACTTCCGTGCTCTGTGGATGGACATTGACTGTGGCCCAACCAAAGGTGTACCCGACAAAAAAGGCATTATCAAAGGCTATCTCGATCAGCAAACGGGACTCGACGAGTTCAAGAAGTTCTGCATTGCGGTCGGCTTACCAAAGCCAATACTAGTAAGTTCTGGTTACGGCATACATGCGTACTGGCTACTAGAAGAAACAGTGACTCGCCGAGAGTGGGAGCCACTAGCCAATCGGCTTCGTGAGTTGTGCGTTGAGCAAGGGTTGATTGTGGACTCCTCAGTTTTTGAGGCTTCACGTATTCTGCGCATCCCCGGCACATTCAATTTCAAACAGGAAGAGCCCAAAGAGGTAACAGTCTTAAATGAACTGACGCCTCGCATGACATACCAAGAAGTTAAAGACTTGCTTGGTGCGCCTGAACCAAAGGACGATGTACCTGATTTCATTCCGCGCTCAATGAGCCCGATGATGGAAGCACTCATGGGTAACAAGGTCAAACGGTTTAAGACGATCATGATGAAGGGTGAAGGTGGGTGCGCCCAACTTAACCACTGCTTTGAAAACCAAAACGACATTGAAGAACCACTGTGGCGCTCCGCTCTTTCTATTGCAGCTTTCTGCGTAGATGGAGACAAGGCCGCACATAAACTGTCGAATCAGCATGAGGGTTACGATGCCGTAGAAGTTGACAATAAAGTTAACAACCTACGTAGCAAAGGTGGCCCACATCACTGTGCGACATTTGCAAAACTCAATCCGCAAGGTTGCGAGGGTTGCATCCATAGAGGCAAAATTAAATCGCCCATCATGCTCGGTGTTGAGATTGAACAAGCCGAAGCAGAAGATAACGAATATGCCGTTGAAGATGAAGACGGTGAGGTTGAGATACAGCACATACCAGAGTACCCATTTCCGTTCTTTCGTGGGAAGAAGGGTGGTGTCTACATTCGCCCTGAGAGCGAGGATGACGAAGCCGAGCCAAAACTTGTGTACGAGCATGACTTGTACGTGGTCAAGCGCATGCGTGACCCTGAGCTTGGCGAGATAGCTTTGTTTCGTTTGCACCTACCGCATGACGGTGTTCGAGAGTTCAGTATCCCTACGATGGGTATCTCGTCACCCGATGAGTTGCGCAAACAGTTGGCACACAACGGCGTTGTAGCCCACAAAGCACAGTACGAATTGCTTGCAAGGTATGTTGTTTTCTTTATAAAAAATTTGCAATACATTAAAAAGGCAGAGACCATGAGAACTCAGTTTGGTTGGGTAGAGGGGAACAGCAAGTTCATCCTTGGCGATCGTGAAATCACAAAAGACGGAGTGTTTTATAGCCCGCCGTCAAGCGTTACAAAAGATATTGCCGGAAAGTTAATTACCAAAGGCACGATGGAGAAGTGGAAAGAAGCGTTCAACATGTACGCTAGACCGGGGCTTGAACCCCATGCGTTTGCCGCACTCACGGCATTTGGCTCACCACTGTTGAAATTTACAGGTCTTGAAGGTGCGATCATTAACGTGATTCACCCTGAGTCCGGTTCAGGTAAGTCGACTGCGTTGTTTATGTGCAACAGTGTGTATGGTGAACCCAAAGGGTTGACCTCCATGTACAAGGATACGTTCAATGCAAAGATGCACCAGCTTGGCGTAATGAACAACCTGCCTAATACGATTGACGAAATTACCAACCTGAGTGGTATGGAGTTCTCTGACTTGGCGTACAGCATCAGCCAAGGCCGAGGCAAAAACAAAATGAATGGGCAGACTAACACGTTGCGTGTTAACAACACTAGCTGGCAGGGTATGACTTTGTGCTCGGCAAACGCCAGCTTCTACGAGAAGTTAGGTGTGGCAAAGAATACGCCCGATGGTGAGTCCATGCGTCTGCTTGAGTACAAGATTGAACCCAACGGCATCATTGAGGTGCAAGAGGGTAAGCAGATGTTTGACCATCAGCTTCGGGAGAACTTTGGGCATGCCGGTGATATTTACATTCAATGGCTTGTCAATAACTTGGAAGAAGCAATAGCTTTGGTACGTAAGATTCAGGCTCGGCTTGATAGGGAAGTACAGTTTAATCAGAAGGAGCGTTTCTGGTCAGGCGTGTCGGCTTGCAACATAGCTGGTGGTTTGATTGCGTCTCAGTTAGAACTGCACAACTACGACATGAAGGCCGTATACGAGTGGCTCAAAGGCATGCTTGGTGACATGAGACATGAAATCCAAGCACCGAACTCAACGCCCGTAACAATCCTTGGTGAGTTTGTTAACGCCCACATTAATAATGCTTTAGTAGTAAATGGGGAAGTCGATGCTCGTAGCAACCTGCAGTCCATGCCCATGCTCGAGCCCCGTGGGGAGCTGCTCATACGCTACGAGCCAGATACCAAAGAACTCTTCATTGCGGCCAAACAATTTAAAGACTTCTGCGTCAAACAGCAGATTAACTACAAAACCACCTTGAAAGAATTAGGTAACGCCAAGATTTACGTAGAGGGTGTGAACAAGCGAATGTCCAAGGGCATGAAGGTTGTATCCCCCGCAGTACGGGTGCTGAAGTTTGACGCATCCTCCGCCGAGTTCTTACAGATGGACGCCTTCGTAGCTAAAGATGAAAATCGAGACGGTGACGTATCAGATTGACTGGTCTAAGTTCCGGCGCGGTTATTCTTTCTTTGTACTCTGCATTGACGAGAAAGCCGCCCGGGAAACAATCACAACAATCTGTAGGCGGTTAAAAATATCTGTGGTTACGAAAGTAGTTATAGAAGACGGTGTAAAAGGTTTGCGAGTGTGGCGAGTTTAGGCTACACTAAATTTGTTAGCCACTGCAGTTGCTGACATGGGATCCTTGAGTTGATTGCTACTCTCCTCTTATCCCCAGCTAATCACTGGGGATTTTTTTCGCGCCTAGCTTTCATTTCAGCAGCTCGGAGATCCAGTCGTTTTTCCATAGCATCTGTAGCCTCACCAATAATTGGAAGATTTTTTACAGTAACGGGTACACCCGCACGTGCGCTAGAACGCTGCTCCGCTTTCGTCACAATTGAATTAACAATAGCGTCGCCGTCGAGTGCGTAGGATGGGTACTTAGCGTTGAACTTGGTAACTTCGTTTTCCAAAACATCAAAAAACTTTTCGTCACCTTTATCAGTGTTTTGACGGCGCTGAAAGTCGAGCTTATTTAACAACAGAGCGCGTTGGTTGATAATTCTTTGTTCAATACCAGTCAATTTAAAACTTGGCCCTTGGGTAGCCGCAAGAATGTCAGGACGGAAACCGATTGCTTGACCAATTAGCTCGCCCGTCTTCACATCATCTTTACCGACTAGCTCGATACCACGACCGGTCTTCATACCTTCATCTGCGTATTTGTTAGCAACCACAAGATTTCGTACGGCAGCGGGGAGCATTTTCTCCAACATCTTCTGGTAATCGCCAAGTGCGTAAGCATCATAGGCGTCGGCAAAACCAAGCAGTAAACTTGCAGTTGGGCCACCAAAGTGATCCAGCATAAATGCAATTGCGCTTTCACGAGAAGTCTTAGTCTCTTTGCTATCGCGGCCCCACAGATCATTCAAACCAATACGGGAACCAATGTCGTAGCCAGTGATTGCGTTCAGTGGGCCACGGTCAACAATGTCGCTTACAGGTACGCCGCCGATCGTGACGTCACCCAACTTCTCAGGCAAGAACACAGTGCGGAACCAAGTCTCAAAATCAAGGCCTTTAAGTTCTTCAGGCCAATCATCGTCAAGCCCTAACTGACCCCAAGCCCAACCCATTAGCCCCATGATAGGGCTGAACAAAGCCATGTTTGCCGCACCAGCAAGAAGGAAAGAAGTGCCTGCCATACCAAAGAACTTAGTAGCTGCTTCTTTTTTGCCCTCTTTATTAAGGAAGGGGAGCATCTTCTTAAAGTTAGTTAACAACAGCAGAGACATCTGCAGTGGATACGTCTTAAACTGGAACGCGATCTTACCGATACCCTGTTGCATAAAGCGTGGGCGATTAGTAATGTCGTAGTTACCAAGCGCTTCGTTAGTAGAGTCAACTGCTTTTTGAACAGCGTCGTCGTAGCTAAGCCCTTGTTTCTTACCCAAGCGATACGCAGCTAGGTACACCGCCTCACGGCTTAAGCGTTCTGTGTTGTGCATCAGAGCGCCGACCATCAAGTTTGCAAGACGCTTACCTTTACCTGCAACACCTTCAAACTGTTCGGTGGACATGCTCTTGTAGCCCCACACCAAAGAGGCATAGGTAGACTCAGACACACCACGGGCTGTCATTTCACTGACGGCCTTGCGCTCATCTTCAGGAATAGATTTGCTGTTAGCAATACTTGGCGCAGTGATAGAAGTTGTGCCGTCCACGTTAGTGCGGAACACACTGTATTGATTGACCAAGGTGGTCATCTTTGCGAGCTCAGTAGCCGCGCCTGTAGCGTTGTTGTAGTTACCAGCAAGCACGGGCAAGCCAGAAATGAATACGCTAGAAGGCTGAATCAAAGCCGACGCAGCAGAAGACAAGTACCAGAAATA